CAACAACAGGCGGCTCAACAACAAGCTGCTCAAGAAGCGGAACTATCTAAACAATATATGGTTTATGGAGATAGAACAGGATACAATCCTTATTTAAGTGGTCAATACCAATCGGACCCATACGGACCGTCAGGCGTTCCAGACATGGGAGGAATAACAACTATTCCGGTTCCAGGCGGTTATGGAATACACAACCCTGTATATGAGAGGTTGAGGAGAAAAATATAGACATTTTAGATTTCGCGACGGCTGCAACGCGCGCAATAGGAAAAAAAGAACAGCAAATACAAGAAATGATGACCAATGGCGAAGTAAAAGATTGGGCTCATTATCGAAACCTTGTTGGTCATATCGAAGCGCTTAACTTCATTCGCGAAGAAATTAGATCCTTACTAAAAAATCAGGATATAGAATATGACTAATACAGCACTAGAAAAAAAATGGGCAGAAGAAGAGGACAACAAAACCCCTTTGGAAAAAGCCTATGATGAAGGCACAACTTTAAACCCCGAAAAAATAGAAACCTCATTATTAGACGAGCTTCCTGAACCAACAGGGTGGCGAATAATGGTTCTTCCTTACAGAGGTAAAAGAACCACAAAAGGAGGAATTGAGCTAACAGACGAAACACTTGGAAGACAGCAAATAAACACCGTTCTAGGCTATGTCCTAAAAATAGGTCCTTTGGCCTATAACGGAGAAAGATTTTCTACTGGACCTTGGTGCGAAGAAGGGGATTGGGTATTGTTTGGACGATACGCCGGTTCTCGTTTTCAAATTGAGGGCGGTGAAATAAAAATACTCAACGATGATGAAATCATTGCAAGAGTAGCAGACCCAGAAGCAATTCTGCATCAATATTAAAACATGAGGAAAGACCCATGCCAAAACATAAACTAAACTTAAATGCAGCTGAAGAGCTTGTACCAATTGATGATACAGGCCCCGAAGTAGACGTAGAACTATCGGAAGACGCCGTTCCTTCTTTTGAGGCCGTAACGCCTTCAAAACCAATTTTGGAGAACAAACCAGAAGAAACAGTAGAGGCCGTAGAAGAAAAAGACGAGCACGAAGAATACAGCAAGAACGTAAAAAAACGAATTGACAAACTAACAGGAAGACTACGAGAAGCGGAACGAAGAGAACAAGCAGCAACACAATACGCGCAAAACGTGCACAAAGAAAACTCAACACTAAAACAACAAAAGCAGAACATAGACAGCAATTATATTGTTTCAGAAGCTAATCGAATCACAGCTGAAACCGAAGCAACAAAAAATTTACTACGCCAAGCAAACGAAGAACAAAACACAGATAAACAAGTTGAAGCACAACAAAAACTAGCCGCTCTTGCGGTAGAGGCCCAACGCGTACAGGCACTCAATCAAAGCAGAGCAGTTAGAGAACAACAAGTGGTTGCACCACAACAGTTTTCACAAGACTATCCACAAGAACAGCAATCTCGTCCTGCGCCTCCTGATCCTAAAGCAGAATCTTGGGCAGAAGACAATTCTTGGTTCGGCGAAGACAGAGCCATGACCATGACTTCTTTTGTAATTCACCAAGATCTTCTCAACGAAGGATTTGACGCGGCAAGTAATGAGTACTATAGTGAGATAGATAAACGGATTAGAGATGAGTTTCCACATCGTTTTGATGGGGCAGCCAATCAAACAAACCGACCCGTTCAAGCAGTAGCTCCTGCAAAACGCAGCGCTAAGATTGGACGCAAAACCGTGAGACTCACACCTTCACAGGTAGCAATAGCTAAGAAATTGGGTGTGCCTTTAGATGAATACGCGAAATATGTTGAATAACGTGGAGACAACAATGCAAAAAAATAATAAAGTCGACGAAAGTCGCGAACCACGCGAAGCCCAGACTCGTGAGAAAAAAGCAGCGAGAAAACCTTGGGCTCCACCATCCGCTTTGGATGCACCGACTCCTCCTGAAGGATATGTTCACCGTTGGGTAAGAATGGAAGTTAGAGGCAATGACGATCAAAAGAACGTTATGGCCAGACTTCGTGAAGGATGGGAGCCTGTGAGAGCAGACGAATATCCTGATTTTGATTCACCCGTACTGGATGAAGGAAAATTTCAAGGAGTAATCGGAGTTGGAGGATTGATTTTATGTCGAATTCCAATCGAAACTGTACAGGAAAGAAGCGCCTTTTTCACTGCAAAGGAACAAGGGCAAATGGATGCTGTAGACAACGATTTGATGAAAGACGGAACTCACTCCAGCATGTCTATTAATAGACCTAATAGACAATCTCGCGTAACAATTGGCGGAACTCAGAGTTCATCGAACTAGGGGTTCTTAATATTAATTCTTGAAATAGAGGAAAGTTTAAATGGCAAATGTAGACAAAGCCTTTGGTTTAAGACCTTATAAAGGTCTTAATGTCGGTTCCGCTGTTCAAGAAGCAAACAAGTACAGTATTAATCCCTCTGGATATGACACAAGCATCTTTCAAGGTGACATTACCATATTTAACGGTGGTTATATTGAAAGAGCGGCAGCTAGTTCTGCCAATATTGTTGGTGTGTTTTCACACTGTTACTATGTTGCTTCTGACGGAACGCCTACCTTTAAGAATTACTATCCAGCTGATACAACGGCACTTGGAAGTGGAGCCATAGAAGCATATATCTATGACGACCCAAATCAAATGTTTGTTGTTCAAGCGGATGGTGCTTCAGCCGTCACATGTATAGGCAGAAATGCTGATACTGACGGTATTGGCGGTAGTACGACAACAGGTGTTGCGACACGCGAACTCGACTCTAGCACAATAAACACAACGCAAGGGCTTCAGCTTAAAATCGTTGGGGTTGTTCAAGATGACATTAATGGTGATCTCACAGCGAATAATGCAAATTTGGTTGTAATAATCAACGAGCACGCTTATAGAGGTCCCGTTGCAGGAACTTAGGAGTAATTTAAATGGCAATTAGTAGAGCACAATTGGTTAAAGAATTGCTTCCAGGCCTGAACGCATTATTTGGACTTGAGTACGATAGATATGACAAAGAACATGAAGAAATTTATGATATGGAGTCAAGTGATCGTGCTTTTGAAGAAGAAGTAATGTTGACAGGTTTCGATACCGCACCCGTTAAGTCAGAAGGAGCAGGAGTGGCTTTTGATCAAGCGCAAGAAGCGTTTACATCAAGATACACTCACGAAACGATTGCATTGGCGTTTTCAATTACCGAGGAAGCAGTAGAAGATAACTTGTATGACAGACTGTCAGCAAGATATACTCGCGCGCTAGCTCGTAGTATGGCGAATACCAAGCAAGTCAAGTCGGCTTCTGTGTTAAATAGAGCTTTCAATTCAAGTTATCCAGGCGGCGACACGAAAGAACTTTGCGCGACAGACCATCCAACTGTGGGTGGTGCTAATCTGCGTAATGAGCTTTCTACGGCAGCTGATCTGAATGAAACTTCATTGGAACAAGCACTAATTGACATTGCAGCTTTTACTGACGAGCGTGGTTTGAAAGTAGCTCTTCAAGGAATGAAACTAATTATTCCTAAAGAACTACAGTTCACTGCCGACAGATTGTTGGAAACACCAGGTCGTGTGGCTACATCAGACAATGATATTAACGCTGTTAAGAATATGGGCATGGTCCCAGAAGGATATACAGTAAATCATTATCTGACAGACACCGACGCATGGTTCATAAAGACTGATTGTCCGAACGGATTCAAAATGTTTGATCGTTCGCCAATCAGAACTTCTATGGAAGCTGATTTTGACACTGGCAATGTGCGTTATAAGGCTAGAGAAAGATACTCGTTCGGATGGTCCGATCCACGAACAGTATTCGGTAGCCCTGGAGCATAACCTAATATGGAACCCCGCCGGGGGTTTCTTACTCAACCCGGCACACTTTCTTCTTTCTTTTTCTATTCTTTCCAAGTAACATAGGTTTTGTACCTAGGGTAAACTTGTCCTACAGACTGACCTAGCAGACAATGCCAAGACGGTAGGACTTATTTTTTCAGGAGAAAAAATTATGGCAAAATCAACCTTTTCAGGACCTGTAAGATCCCTCGCTGGATTTATAAGTGCAGGCTATAGCTCTGTTGTTAGTTTAACAGCTAACACGACTATTACAGTGGCTTCTCATGCCGGTAAGGTATTACTGTGTAATGATGCGGACGGGGTGTTTACACTTCCTAGCATTGTTGTTACAGAACCTACGGACAAAGGGGATCCAAACCAGTTATGTAATTTAGGAGCTCAGTTCACTTTTATTGTTGTAACGGCAGCAACAGACATGGACATCACAACCGATGGCACAGACAAATTTGTCGGTGGCGCTTATACCGGTATTGATGACAGTGCAGCAGGTAAGACTTTTATCTCTGGCGCATCTAATGACACCTTTACACAAAACGGCACAACTAAAGGCGGTTTGGCAGGAAGCATTGTAGTTATCACTGCAATGGCAAGCGCTAAATACCATGTTGCAGCACAGCTACTTGGTTCAGGAACTTTAGTAACACCATTTGCTGACGCTTAATAGGGGGTAGATTATGGCTAATACAGTCACAGGACCCACTATTCAATATGATTATGACAAGAAATTAGTCACATATTGTTCTGTTTATTCAGATGGAAGTGCTAGCAGTACCACTTTAGTTGACGTTTCAGCTTTGAACCAGTCGGCGAATAAAGAAACATGCACGCATGTGGCTTTAAATAAAATATGGTACACCGTGAGCGGCGCCCCTGATGCACCGGCATCACTTGATTGGGACGCAACAACGGACGTTACTTTTTTGACCCTAGCTTATGACAATATGTTTGATTTCAGCACCATTGGGGGCTTGGTTAATACAGAAGCGTCTGGCTATACTGGCGATGTTTTGTTTGTTGTTCCATCGACCTCTGATGCAGGAAATGAATACACAGTTTGGTGTGAGTTTTTGAAATATTACGAAGCACCCAATAATTAGGAGTAAAATATGCCAGGAATGAGAGAAAGAAAACTGCACATGATGGGAGAAACTAAATCTTCCCGTGGCGATTATGGTGTAGAAGGCCATAAATTCGGCGGTAAGGTTAAAGGCTATAAATTCGGCGGTAAGGTTAAAGTAGGGACTGGTTCTGGATACATGGACATGATTTCTGCCCCAATAGCGTCCGCCACTCAAGCAAAGAAAAAGAAGCTTCGTAGGCGTTAATCATGGCGACTTCAGGAACAACGACATTCGACTTGAGTGTCGATGAGCTCATTGAAGAAGCATACGAGAGGTGTGGAATTGAGCTTCGTACTGGTTACGATTTAGAAACTGCACGTCGTTCTTTAAACCTTATGATTGCTGAATGGGCAAACAGAGGCCTTAACCAATGGTTAATCACCAAAAGTAATTTTACAGTTACCGAAGGCACTAATTACGCTGATCTAGGCACAGATGTTATTGATATTACTTCTGCTGTCATCCAACGTGATAGCACGGATTTCCAGCTTGAAAGAATTAGTAGATCAGATTTTCTTTATACCCCTAAAAAATCAGACAAAGCTAGGCCTACTCAATTCTTTTTAGAAAGGCACATAACTCCTCGTATTTATTTATACCCAACCCCAGAAAACTCAACTGACGTTGTTTACTACTACGCTTTAACCAGGATGCAAGACGCAGGAGACTACACCAATAATATGGAAGCAGTTTTTCGTTTTCTTCCTTGTATGACAGCGGGACTAGCGTACTACATTGCTATGAAAAGAGCTCCAGACAGAATACAAATATTAAAGCAGATATATGATGAGGAGTTTGATAGAGCGGCTTTTGAAGACATTGATACAGTAAGTTCCAGGTTTGTGCCGCCTAGAGTAGTCATCTAATGGCTTTTTCGGCAGGAAAACATGCTTGGGGAATTTGCGATATTTCTGGGCAAAGATACAAACTAAAAACCATGAAAATGCAGTGGAATGGTCTTCGTGTTGGTCCAGATCAGTTTGATACAAAACACCCTCAACTAGATCCTCCACATATTCTAGCTGACCCACAGGCTTTAAGAAACCCACGTCCTGCTAGAACTGAACCTGTTGCGGAAGCTTTGTTGACCAACAACCCTTTTCTTTCAACAGCAGGGAGTGCGGTTATTAAGGTTTTTGAAGACGATCATGGTCGAAGTACCGGGGACAAAGTACGCTTTAGAGGAGCAGAAGCCTTTGATGGGTTCACAGTTGCAACGATAACTGATCCAGATGCTTATGCAATTACAAAAGTGGACGATGACACCTATACTTTTTCAGCTGTTTCTGGAACAGGTACAAGTGGAGCCAGAGGCGGAGGAGTTTTTGTTTCAGTGGGTCCGGCACAAGCACTTTTATCATTAAATCCTTTTAGAGCAGAGGCCTCTGGAGCAAATGCAGTGATTCATGTAACCGAGTTTAAACATGTTAGAACCACGGGAGATACTGTACGCCTTAGAAAAACGGAAGCGTTTGATGGAATAACAACAGCTGTGCTTGAAAGCTCAGATGGGTATACAATAACAGTTGTGGACAGCAACGAATATAAATTTACTTCAACAGGGACGGCTACTACCGGTGATATTACTGGCGGCGGTTCCACAGCAACCGCAGGGCCGACAACATGAGTTTTACCTATAGTGGAATGAAAACAGCGATTCAGAACTATATGGACAGTTCTGAAACGACGTTTACTAATACGCTTGATACTTTTATTAAACAAGCGGAAAACCGTATATTTAATACGATTGAACTTAATGTGTTCCGTAAAAATGTCACAGGTACCGCTGCATCCGGGAACCCATACCTCTCATCACCCTCAGATTTCGTGGCCCCTTTAAGTTTAGCGGTTTTAAACAGCGACAGTGAGTACACTTATTTACTGTTAAAACACCCTAGTTTTATGCGTAATTATATAAAAACAGCCGCAACAACCGGAGTTCCTAAATACTACGGGCAGTTTGATGATGATACGTTTATTTTAGCGCCAACACCGAACGCTAATCTGACTTTTGAACTACATTATCTGTATCAACCCGCCTCATTAACAGCGGCAGGGGACAGTGGCACGACTTGGATTTCAGACAATACTCCAGACTTGTTATTATACGGTTCTTTAGTAGAGGCTAGCATTTTCTTAAAACAAGACCTCAATGAGACTAATATGTTTGAACAACGTTTCCAAGAAAATCTTGTTCGAGTTACAAACTTAATGGAAGGAAGATCGACCAGAGACGAAAACCGTTTTGATAAACAACGCGGTGCTACCGCCCCACAATAAATGTTTGAGAATAAACACATTGCACTGGTTGCTATGGGGCAAAGTCAATTGGATTATCACATGTCTATTAGTCATAGCCAGGAATATGACGAGGTTTGGGCAATTAATTCTATGTGTGCGGTTATAAAGTGTGATCGTGTATTTGTGATGGATCCAGTGAGTAGGTTTTTTGACACCTTTGATGCGGGGCCACAAACAAAAGTAATGTGCAGAACCCTTCCTAAACTAGAAATCCCTGTTTATTCTTGTGAACTAGATAATCGAGTTCCAGCTATCGAATTGTTTCCCCTGGAGGAAGTTGTTAAAGATTTGGGTTGTGCCTATTTAAACAACACGATTGCTTATGCTATTGCCTTTGCTTTATGGAAAAAGGTAGGGAAACTCAGTCTTTTTGGAGCAGACTTTGCCTATAAATCGAATGTTTATTTTGGTGAATCGGGCAGAGGTTGTTGCGAGTTTTGGTTGTCTAAGTGCATGGATGCAGGAATCGACGTTTCTATTGGTGGCCATTCCCCAATACTGGACACAAACATCCCTTTAAAGGAAAAGCTATATGGCTACCATAGACTTGATAATCCTCCTGTAGTATATTTAAACAAAGGTGAATTAGTTGTTGGAAAATTTTCCGATATTATGAAGGAAGAGAAGCCTTCAGGAATCTCAGGAAGAGAAGACATTGGTCCACCAGAACCAGAGAAATATTGATGGAAA